GCAATGTAACAGCCGTGTCAAGTGTGTCAGATACGATACGCTTACGGAACACACGTGTACTAGCTTCAGTGTTACCTGACAATAGCTTGTGCAAGCTACCTGTGTGTAACTTACCACGCTTAAGTCCGTACTCATATCTATCTCTGCTACGTGTCTGCAATCGCATACGCAACTGATTAGCTAATGGCTTAGCATTACTAGTAATGTATTTGGATACATCACCTGATTTGAAATGCCCCTCACCATGCCCCCTAACTTCCCTATGCAACTCAGGGAATTTAACTACGACATACTGATCTTTATGCGGGATAGTGTATGCACCATCTAGGTCAGCTTTGTCTAGCTTAAGGTGAATACCTGTGCGAGTAGGCTTATGCTCATGCCCAATGGCTTTCATAAGTTTCTCTACGTCTACAAGTCTATCTTCCTCATCACCCTTACCTTCACCATCATCACCTTTACCCTTAGCTTTACCCTTACCACCATCACTCTCAGGCTTACCTTCCTCAGTGTAGTCTTCAGGGTCAGCATCAAACAAGTCAATCAAGATACGCTTAGCTAAATCAAACACACGCTCAGCTACATCTAACCCTGTATCACAGCGCAATACTAGTAACTCATCGGTATATTTCTCAAGCTTGTGTAGCTTGTCAATACCATCATCATCTAGCATACTACCCATAACATCACGTGTCTCAGCCGCATTACCAATCCATGTACGTATTGCAGCATCCCACACAAACAGAGGTAACGTCAATCGTTGTTGATCTGATAAGTCTGTATCTGTAGACTTCATACGTTTAACTATGTCATCTGCATACAACACCCAGTAGTTGTTACTAGTAATGGCATCACCTGCATACTGACTATCGTTAATGAAGTCAATACGATGGTCTTCGATAAGGTTATTAATCAAAGCCAATAACCCTGTAGGTTTATACTTACTCAGTATTTTGAAGTCACTGTAACTGATGTGACTTGTCTCATGCTTTACATAGTAACGCATACGTGTCAGCCACTCAGCCGGAGTAGTACTAGTAATGGATGGCAACCACATTGTGCGTCCATCTGTACGTGGTGTACCTGATGGATTGTCCCACACAACCTTAACGCCACTATCCCTAGCACAACCTGCGACATACGTCTCAAAGTTGACTACATCTAGATAATTCATTAATTCACCTTTGTAACATCAGGATACATATAGGTAACGAATATACGATGATACTCGCTATCTAACCAGTTTTCTACCACCTCATCTCTAGGTGTACGCTCAAAGAATTCTTCTATCTCATTCATAACTGCATCAGCTTCTTCTTTAGATTTGAATTCCATTAGTCTATTCGAAGTCATTCCACACCTCCCAAAAGAACCAGCCCACATATGTACATGCCATAAATACAACCACTGCGTCAATATTATCCATGTTGCATTATCTCCGTTGATTTGTTGTTATCTCTCGCTATCTTCGCACTAAATCTATGCGTCCAATTGTACACTTTGCCAATATGATTCAGGTGATTAGCGGTTGTTTGGGTATACCACCCGCACCAATTAATGATGACAGACCCTTCTATCCCCTTCTGTGCAATCTTATTACCATGCAACCAGTAGCTATTGCCATCGGTCTTGCTGTTGTGTGACGTAGCAGGTTTACCCTGCATGAATGCTTGTGCTACACGTTGAATACTCATGTTATCCCCTTGTTACTAGTAACGTTGATAGGTACGTATGATGCTATCACCATCCGTATGCACTGTATTACACTTGAATTTAAACCCATTGTTTTCTAGTGTGTTGATAAACAATGATGCATCGCAGTCTTCCTCAAGATACACATGCACCCCATTTTTATAGCTGTAGTTACTGACCTGATCGGCTATGCCGAATAGTTCTAGCTCATCCATGTGAACCTTCAACCATGCATGACCTGCGTCACTGTGGAAAGTATATTCCATGTCATTTCCCCTTTGCTAATACGTCAGATACTTGCATACCTAGCAGTGCACCACCCATTACTAGTAACGTTGTCAGTGCATAGTACCCATCAATAGTGTACATGCAATAGGTAATTACCAGTGCGATAGCTACAGATAGCAGCATGTTAGCGAATGTATACATCATGTTCCCCTTATATATAAGCATTCAAAGTGTTGACGCAGTACATTGTCGTCCTCGAAATTATTTGTATCCTTTTGCAATTGCTCTGCATCATAATCTTGAAACCACAGCGTCTCATTAGTTATGTTGTCTTCCACCTCATATCCCCAACCATTACCATGTAACGTGATTGTGTAACGTTCAGTGATTGATAAGAATTCATGTGCCATGTTATCCCCTTGATTAATGTTACTAGTAACAGCCCCTATTTCTAGGGGCAGTCACTCTCAGTTAGTTGCAGAGTAGTCTTCCACCATGCGATGTGCAAGGGCTGCATATGCATCAGCGATGACGTTCATTTGCTCACGGGTGAATTGTTCCCGTGTGTCGCTATCATACTTCTTACCTGCTTGTTCAATGAATGCCATCATGCGGTCAAAATCAGTCTTCGCTTCATTCAATTCTGATTTACCCTTGGGCATTGGATTCTCATTATCGTCACGCTCAAAGCCGCCATCATCGGTACGCTTCCACACGTCAACGTTATTAGTAATGGCTTTTGATACTACGCATTTAGCAGAGCGCAGACTATTCTTTTCTTCTTTTGATAACTCTCGGATACTATTGAGAGTTGACACAAGGTTTTTGTGTGTAGATTCTAACCCTTCCACGTCTCTGGGTGCATATGGATAGCACGTGGCACGTACATAATTTGCCCATATGCCTTCCCCTGCACTACGTGATGCGTCTTTTGCATCTTTAGAGGTTGACAATGCATTGCGTAATTCGTTTTCGTATGACATTTTAAATCCTTTGCTTTGGTTAAGACTAACTGAGGGCTTGATCATAACACACGTTACTAGTAACATGCATTATGGAAAACCCTAGAGTTTCCGTGTTGACTTATTCCCTTGCCATCGGGTTTCAACATTACTACATGGGAAAGTGTCTTGCTCGCAGTTGGATACCCTGCCCGATAACGTCTCTACCGTATCGGCTTAGTATGTTGCTAACTGCCACACATACTAGGATTCTACACCTATTGTAGTTGATTTTGCGCCTACCGTACTCGCCTAGAATTCGCGCCATCTAGGGTCAAAGCTTACGGGTTACTTTTCTTTATAGTGTAGCGGTAACATACACTTGTTTAGAGCACTGATAGTATCATGCAATACTTACATGAAACTTACAATCCCTTGGTTGACTACGATCAATCAACCTAAGCACCGATATTAGCACAACTAGATAACCTTTGCAACTTAGGGGTTATTCACCTCTTATTGTTACTAGTAATCTTTGTTACTGCTGAACCGATGACTGGAATTTAACATCGAATTCTTACAAGAACCTTACAACCAAATTAACCTACTAAACCCAAGGGTATTCACGTTCGTTCATGGCATGAAACTTGCTACGTGCGTGCATGTGCATGTATATAATATTAGTATAAATTGTATATCTACGTACTACTGTATGTATATACAGCTGTTAATAACCTGTGTATAACTATTATTGTGAATCTAAATGAGAATCATTCTCAATAACTATATGATGTTACTAGTAATTATATATAATAATAAGTATATAACTATATATAGTATCCGGTTATAGTATATATAAAGATATAATATAACTATATACTATATAACTATATATATTACTATAGTATATTATATATATATGTATAATGTATACTATTTCAGTACTTCTTCTTCAATTCTGAGTACTTTCGTACTATGGTCAACCCACTAAGGGGGGTAGGGGGGTTGGTTTTATATTGCAATAACGGGTAAAATTACCTCATAGAAATTAACTACCTCAGATGTTTTCATTCAATTCATTAAAATGGGATGTTCCCACCCACCCACCTCTATTGTTTAAACGTATTTTAAAGGGGGTAGAAGGCTAGGAAAACAAAAAGGATAGGGGTAGGTACTCCCTACGGTCGTAAAGCCCCTTAAAAGAGCTTTAAACAAGGTTAGGGTAACATATATGATTCATTAACCACTAAGCCACCCAACAAATAACCATAAGTAGTGGTTTTATTAAAAGGAATATATGGCTAAACTTACTCTTTCCACAATAGGTAGTCGATACGGCTCAATAGATGCTCTAAATGCCAACTTTGATGCAATTGAAGCGGCGTTAGAGAACACTCTGTCTTTGGATGGCACAGCCCCTAACGGGATGGAAGTCGATCTAGACATGAATAGTCGTAAAATTATTAACTTGTCTGACCCTACAAACAATGGGGATGCGGTTACAAAGGGTTGGTTGCTGGAGCAAGAGGGTAATGCAGCAGCCAGTGCGGAAGCAGCAGCCTTGTCAGCTTCTCTGGCTGAGGAAAGTGCAGTGGAAGCAGCCGCAATAGCAGCATCACTTACTCCTGAAGCATATGCTTTAAAGTCTGCTAACTTATCTGACTTACAATCTGTAGTTACAGCACGTATCAATTTGGGACTAGCCATTGGTACAGACGTACAAGCCTATGACCCTGACCTCACTACATGGGCTGGCAAGGCAGCACCCACAGGGGATGTGGTTGGCACAACAGATAGTCAAGGTTTAACCAACAAAACACTTACTAACCCTACAGTTACCAACTATGTGGAATCTGTGGTAGCCATAGGTAACTCGGGTACATCACAAACACTGTCTTTAACCAACGGTACAGTGCAGACAGTGACACTAACAGGCAACTGCACCTTCACCATGCCTACAGCCACTGCTGGTAAAAGTTTTATCCTCATTGTATCTACAGGTGCTGGTAGTTTTACAGGTACATTTACAGGGGTCAAGTACATTAACGGTACTGCTCCTACCCTCACCACCACAGCTAGTCGGTGGGATATTCTAACCTTCTTTGCTGACGGTACAAACTGGTATGGCACAGCAGCACAGGCATTCGCATAATGTTTGCATCCAAAGACATCTTTTTAAAGTCAAGCGGTGGCGGCTATCAAATCAGCCGTAGTGTGCGTCTGCGCTCAAGTGCAAGTGCTTATTTCAATCGCACTCCTGCAAGTGCAACCAATCGCAAGACATGGACATGGAGTGGATGGGTTAAGCGCGGCGTATTAGGCACAGCCGCGCAATGGGTTTTCACTTCAGACGCTGGTAGCACAGACCAAAATGAATTTAATTTAATTTTTACTTCTTCAGATCAACTTTCTGTAAGTGGTGCTGTAACAACTTGGAGAACTTCAACTCCCGTCTATCGCGACCCATCTGCGTGGTATCACATTGTTCTGGTTGTAGACACAACACAAGCAACGGCAAACAATCGCATCCGCCTTTATGTGAACGGCGTAGAAGTAACCGCCTTTGGCACACTAAACAACCCTACCCTGAACGATGATCTTGCAATCAATCAAGCCTCACAACACAACATTGGAATTCGCGTAGGAAATACTAGCCCGTTTGACGGCTATTTCACCGAAATCAACTTCATTGACGGTCAAGCCCTAACACCATCATCTTTTGGCGAAACCAATGCTGTCACAGGCGTATGGCAACCTAAGAAGTATGCTGGTACATACGGCACTAACGGCTTCTACCTGAACTTCAGCGACAACAGCAACAACACAGCGACTACTATTGGTAAAGACAACTCAGGCAACGGCAACAACTGGACACCGAACATCATCAGCGTGACTGCTGGTGCTACTTATGACTCCATGCTAGATGTGCCTACTCTGTATGCTGATGGTGGTAATGGTCGGGGAAACTATGCGGTAATGAATCCATTGCAATTGCCTACTGCCGCATCTACTGTTTTATCAAATGCTAATTTATTGCTAACTTGTAACTCAGGAACTTCTTTTAATAGTTTTTCTAATGGAACAATGTATCCTGCGTCTGGAAAATACTATGCAGAATTTTATATAAACACTGTTGGCGAATGTTATGTTGGAATCAGTAGATTTACAGACGCAAGCACACCTAATAGTTGGAATTCGCAATCTACTTATTACAATAGAGGCGGTGTAATTCAAAAAGATAACTCAACAGTATTCAGTGTTGCAACATATACAACAGGAGATACTATTGGTGTTGCGTATGATGTAGATAATGCCACTTGTGCTTTTTATAAGAATAATACACTGGTAGGAACTGTTACAGGTGTAACGGCGGGTTCTTATACTTTTTCAATTGCTGGATATTTAAGTTGTGCTGTTTCATTTAACACAGGTCAACGCCCATTCAGCTACACCCCACCCACAGGGTTTAAAGCACTGAACACGCAGAACCTACCTGATGCACCTATCAAGAATGGTGCTAGTTACATGGCGGCTACAACTTACACGGGTAATGGGACAACTCAAAGCATAAGTAACGCTGTTAATGGAATAAGTTTTCAGCCTGATTTTGCTTGGTTTAAAACTAGAAGTAGTGCAAATAACCATGCTTTATATGACTCTGTTCGTGGCAGAGCATTAGGCTTGATTTCTAACGCCACAAACGCAGAACAAAGTGCATCTGCTGGCAACGATTTGGTTTCGTTTGATTCAAATGGCGTAAGTTTAGGGCCAGTAGAAGATTTCACGTCTGTAAATGGTTCGGCCCAGTCAATTATTGCTTGGCAATGGAACGCTGGTGGCTCAACAGTAACCAACACCAGTGGTTCTATTTCAGCACAGGTAAGAGCAAACACCACCGCTGGGTTTAGCGTGGTGACATATACAGGGAACGGAACTAATGGCGCAACCATTGGGCATGGCTTAGGTGTTGCACCTCAAATGATTATTGTGAAAGGGAGGTCAACTACTGATGGCTGGCCTGTTTATCATACAAGCATTTTAAATACACAATCACTTAGATTAAACACAACTGGTGCTGTTGTAACTGCTGGTTTTTGGAATAACACAACAGCAGGTTCATCAGTATTTACAGTAGGTGGAGGTGTTGTTTCTGAAACAAACACAACTTCTGCAACCTATGTTGCCTACTGCTTTGCCGCAGTAGCTGGCTATTCAGCATTTGGTAAATACACAGGCAATGGAAGTGCTGATGGGCCTTTTGTGTTCACAGGGTTTAGACCACGTTGGTTTTTAGTAAAAAGAACTGATGTTGCAGCCACTTGGTACATTTGGAACACTTCTAGTACTCCTTACAACGTAGCAGATACCGCTTTATTTCCCAATTTAACAAATGCAGAATCAAGCAATGTTGCATACTATTGTGATATTTTGTCTAATGGTTTCAAAATAAGAGCCACAAATACAGACGTTAACGCCTCTGGCGGCACATACATCTACATGGCATTCGCCGAAAATCCCTTTAAACATTCTTTAGCGAGGTAATACATGTTTTTACTTAATGGCAACACATTGCCTCTTGATACACCTTTTACAGTAGATGGTACACATTACCCTGCTAATTGGTTGCGTTTAACATCCATTGAGGAAAAGAATGCCATTGGCATCACAGAAGTTCCTGATGTATCTGTTACGTATGACGATAGATTTTATTGGAGTGTAGACAATCCTAAACAACTGGATGAACTTACAGTTACACCAGAAGAAGGTGAACCGTATACACAGCATGGACTCAAACACCAATGGACTGCCACAGTCAAAGACACGGCAAACAAGTTGCTTGCCCAGACCGATTGGATGGTGATACGCAAAGTAGAACGCAGTGTTGATGTGCCTGCTGAAACAGTTACCTACCGCGCCGTGGTCATTGCTGAATGCACTAGACTAGTTGCTGCCATCACTGCTTGTACAGATGTACCTGCCCTCATCACTGTTGTAACTACACAAGGTTGGCCTGTAAATGAGTGATGAATTAATTACCAAAACAGAAGCACGACTTAACAGTCACGAACAAGTTTGCGCTGAACGCTATGCTTCTATCTCTAAAAGTTTAGAGGGCTGGAATAAACGAATAACCAAGATTGAATACCTATTGTATGGTGTTATGTTGTGTGTTCTTCTCGGCCCCGGACAAGCAGCAGAGTTCTTTAAGAAACTAATAGGAGTATAAAATTGACCCTTTCACAATTGCGTTCACTGCCCTCGCTGCTATTAAACAAGGCGTTGCATTTTATAAAGATGCTAAAGCAGCGGGTAATGATGTTACTAAAATAGCAAGAGAAATATCAAGTTGCATAGGTAATTTTTTTAATGCTCAAGAACAAGTTAAACAAGTAATAGAAGAAGAAAAGAAGAAGCCAGCAAAGAGTTTAAAAGCACAAGCCCTAGATAATATATTAAACCAGATAGAGCTTGAAAGACAAGCAGTAGAACTTAGAGAGTTTTTAATCTATCATGTAGACCCAGAACTAGGGGCAGTGTGGAGTAGGTTTGAAGAAGAATATGCAAGACTAGAGGAAGAACAAACACAAGAAAGGCTTATAGCAGAACGAAAAGCAAGGGAGTCAGCATGGCAACGAAGACAATTAATAAGCTCCCTGCAAGACAAAGCACTACAGATAGGAGCAGTGAGTCTAGTTACTATATACCTCCTCCTCCTATTTTGGCTAATAACAGTAGACAGGAAGATAAGATGGGGTTTTTAATAGGTCTTATTTCAATGATGGTTGTGTTTGTCATAATGCTACCCGTAATAGGTTTTATGTTAATGGATATTAATACTGCTAGACAAGAAGTACGTTATGAAGTACAAAAGATAGAAAAACTTCGTAAAGAAATTGAACAAGAAAAGGATAAGAAATGATTCCAATTATAGGTGCATTACTAGGAACACTTGCAGAGAATGGTCTAGGACTATTGTCTAGTGCTATTCAAGCTAAAGGCAAAGAAGTTGTAGAGAAGACATTAGGTGTCAAGATTGCTGACAATCCAACACCAGCAGATGTAGCAGCTTTACGTCAACTTCAATATGACCATGAAGAACGTCTCTTAGAACTTGGCATTGAAAAAGCTAAGATGGAATTGGCTGAACTTGAGATGTTTGCTAAGGTAGCACAGAACGAAGAAGACAACGTATCTGATCGTTGGAATGCAGACATGAGCAGTGATTCATGGCTATCCAAGAACATACGTCCTATGAGCCTTATAGCCATCTTTACAGGCTACTTTGTGTTTGCTATGATGAGTGCCTATGGATACAATGCTAACGAGGGATACGTCACCTTGCTAGGAAATTGGGGAATGCTTATTATGGGAGCATACTTTGGTGGTAGAACAGTAGAGAAACTAGCTGACTTAAGGAGTAAGAAATGAGCCTATCAGACCAACAAGCAGCTTTCCTGTTAGACATGTGTAAGCTTATTCAGTATGCTACAGAACAGGGCTTTAAGGTGACAGGTGGAGAACTTGCACGTACACCAGAACAACAGGCTATCTATTTTAAAACAGGCCGTAGTAAGACAATGAACTCCATCCACTTGAAACGATGTGCAATGGATTTGAACTTCTTTAAAGACGGTAAGATTATTTGGGATAAAGAAATTATTGCTCCAGTAGGAGCATATTGGGAAAGTCTCCACCCTAAAAACCGTTGGGGTGGTAATTTTAAGTCACTTGTAGATTGTCCACACTTTGAAAGGAATGTTTAACATGCCAATGAAAAAAGGAAGTAGTAATAAAACCGTTTCAGAAAATATTCGCAAAGAAATGAAACAAGGTGTTCCACAAAAGCAAGCAATTGCTATGGCTTTGAGTAAAGCTGGTAAATCATTACCTAAACGTGGTCAACGTACAGCTAAGAACAAGGCTAAAAAATGAAGATGGCTTACGTGGAATGGGAAGATGCTGCTGATTTGGACGATAGTCCTTGGGCATTCCATGATGAGCCTTTTATATACGTACCTGTAATTGCACATCAAGTAGGATTTGTTTTATATGATGGGCCTGAAGGTATGGTTTTAACATCCTCTTTTATTGGTGATGGAACAGTAGGCTGTCGTTCACAAATACCTAGAGGCATGATTCGTAACGTAACTATAATTGATGACAATGACTGATAGAACTAAATTCTTAGATGGTAGCGGCAAACGTGTTATCCTTGGCTTGTTCAAGGAGTTTGCTCGTGTTGATGTAAAGTTTAAACCTGTCTATACCTTGCAAGAGTGTAAAGATGTGTTCCTAGACTGCCGTGACCCATCTGAGTATTCAGTGGCTATGACATTGTTAGGAGATTGGGAACATTGGCAAGAAGTACGTAACCATCCCATCATTAAACCACACGTAGACAAATGGCAAGTAGAACTTGCTGTTAAACTACAGTCTGAAGCAATTGCACAGATTAAACAACACGCTAAACTACCCGGTGGTACAGCGGCTGCTAAATGGCTTGCTGAGAAGGGTTATGTAGATGGTGGTGTTAAGAAGCCTGTAGGTAGACCTAAAGAGGTTAAAGAGGTTATAGCACCCTCTACAGGGCGTATAGCAGGGGATATGGCTAGACTTGGTATCATTGCTGGAGGAAAGAAATAATGCCTTACATGACCGCAGGAAAAAGAGATTATAAGAAGCAACAAGCATATGATGGTAAGCCCTCTGTTGTTAAAGATAGGGCTAAACGTAATGGTGCTAGGCGTAAACTTATGGATGAAGGTAAAGTAAGTAAAGGTGACGGTAAAGACGTAGACCATAAAAAACCGCTTAGTAAAGGTGGTGGTAATAGTCGCAGTAATCTACGTGTTACTAGTAAGAGTAACAATAGAAGTTTCTCACGCACTAAAACAGGGAAGATGAAATGATGTTTGTAATAGAATTTGTATTATGCTTAGCAATAAATGAGTGTATTGAGCCTATTGTGGATAAACCCCGTAGTAAACATGAGACAAAAGAAGCATGTATGCAAGTTGCCTATTACAAAGCATTAGAACTGTACATGATGAATGAGCGTCCTAACTTGACAGTTAGTTATAAATGTTTACCAGAAGTAATTGGAGAAGAAGTATGATTAAGAAAGGTTCAGAATCGTTTTCTGGATATAATAAACCTAAGCGTACACCTAGCCATCCTACTAAGAGTCATGCAGTGTTGGCTAAAGTAGGTGACAAAGAAAAGCTCATTCGATTTGGTCAAAAGGGTGTGTCAGGTAGCCCTAAGACAGAAGGTGAATCTGATGCTGCACGTAAGCGTAGAGAGAGTTTCAAAGCTCGTCATGCAAGCAACATTGCCAAAGGTAAGATGAGTGCTGCATATTGGGCAGATAAGGTTAAGTGGTGACTGAAAAAGAACTGGTTAGACAGGCAGCAGAAGCTGACTTATTAACATTTATCAAACTTGTAGCTCCTCATCGTATGCTTGGTGCAGTGCATGAGGAGTTATGCTCTTGGTGGAGCAGAGAAGACGCTAAGGACAATCAATTGGTGTTGCTACCACGTGACCACCAAAAGAGTGCTATGATCGCTTATAGGGTAGCTTGGTGGGTTACTAAGTACCCTGAGACAACCATCCTGTATGTGTCTGCTACAGCCAACTTAGCAGAGAAACAACTCAAAGCTGTTAAGGATGTTTTCTTATCAGATATATATCGTTTCTATTGGCCTGAAATGATTAATGATATGGAAGGTAAACGAGAGCGTTGGTCTATGGATGAGATTTCTGTAGATCACCCTAAACGCAAAGCAGAAGGTGTTCGTGATGCTACAATTAAAGCTGCTGGTATTACAGCTAACGTTACTGGATTGCACTGTAATGTGGCAGTGCTAGATGACGTTGTAGTGCCTGATAATGCCTACACACAGCTAGGTAGAGATCAGGTTAGATCATTCTACTCACAACTATCTTCAATTGAATCTACAGGTGCTAGAGAGTGGGCTGTAGGTACTCGCTATCATCCCGGTGACTTGTACAAAGATATGATGGAGATGACTGAAACATACATGTCTGATGATGATGAAACAGAGATTGAGAATCCTGTGTATGAAGTATTTGAACGTGTTGTAGAAACTGGAGGAGAGTTCCTTTGGCCTAAACAACGTAGAACAGATAGTAAAGTGTTTGGATTTGATGCTAGAGAACTAGCCCGTAAGAAGGCTAAGTATCTAGATGTAACACAGTTTTATGCTCAATATTATAACAATCCTAATGCTGTAGAAACACAACTAATCGACCGTAGTAGATTCAACTACTATGAACGTGATAAGATTGAAAACTTTAGTGGAGCGTGGTACTTTGGAGACAAACTTCTACATATCTATTCTGCAATGGATTTTGCTTATTCTATTGGCGCAAACTCTGACTACACTGTTATCATGGTGGTTGGAGTAGATGAAGATAATAACTTTTATGTTTTAGATATTGATAGATTTAAAACAAATAAAATATCTGTAATGTATGATAAGGCTGAATTAGTATATCGTAAGTGGAAATTTAAAAAGATGCGTTGTGAAGTAGTAGCAGCACAGCGTCTTATTGTAGGACAATTTAAAGATTACATGCGTAGTCAAAACATTGTATTTACAATTGATGAATATAATCCACCTAAGAATATGCGTAAAGCTGAACGTATTGCTACTATATTAGAACCTAGATATAGTAATAATCAAATATGGCATTATAAAGGTGGTAATTGCCAGACATTAGAAGAAGAATTAATGATGAATAATCCTGAGCACGATGACATTAAGGATGCATTAGCTTCTTGTATTGAAATTTGTAAAGCTCCTATATCTAATCGGACATGGGGTAAACGAACAAATGTGGTTGCTTTTAATTCAAAATACGGTGGCGTAGCCTACTAAAAGGAAATAAGAAATGAATGAAAATGTACAAGTAAGTTATAATGATGATAGCTTGGCTAATAAGATTGCTGACATGTGGATGCGGTGGGATACTGCCCGTAGCGTATGGAAAACTGACCAACAAGAGTTACGTAATTATATCTTTGCCACTGATACACGTAAGACAAGTAATAGTAAACTCCCTTGGAAAAACTCTACTGTTACACCTAAACTTACACAGATTCGTGATAATCTTCATGCCAATTACATGGCTGCATTGTTTCCTTCTGAGAGTTGGTTTTTCTTTGAGGCTACTAATAAAGATAAAGACCTTGCTGCTAAAAGACAAGCAATTGTTAATTATCTAAAACAGAAACTTAAAGCATCTAACTTTCAATTGTTAGTGTCCCAACTAGTATATGACTATATTGATTTTGGTAATGTAATTGTTACTTATGATTATGTACGTGATGTTA